GTCGGCCGGCACTGTGACCAGCGATACTTCGTACGGCTCCCATTTGGTCGCCGTAAATGTGGACACGCCATCCTTGACGGATTCGACCATTTCGCTGATGCGGTAGCCGAACGACACGTTGCGCATGATTCCGTCGTTCACCATGGCCAGCACTTCGTCAGCGCGGGCGGTCTTGGCGAAACGAACGCGGCTGTAGGCGCGCTTGTCTTGGGCGATCCACGCCTTTTCGACGACACCGATGATCTCGTCCATGTTATGGTTGAACAACAACGGCGCGCCGTCGTTCAGGCGTGTGAAATCTGCTGCGCCATTCTTGTGGCTCAAGACCTCGTCACCGAACCAGCGTTCGACGGGCTGTTCACTTGAAAACGGGAACTCGACGGTGCGCGTTTCGGCGTCGACCGTCATTGCTTCGGCTGGAATAGCCCGCGTCAGCTGCGGCAGTTGGAACCGCTTTTCGGTGTCTTGCATAGTTTCCCCAGGTTGTGCAGGATTTTGCTCTGGGGAAATTATAACGCCAAGTCAGCGATCACTGACTTTCAGTGACGGCGGGTGATTGCTCAGGCGCTTGCGCAGCGCCGTTTCCAGCCACTGAACCTGGGTCGGTGTCGAACACCAGATCCATTTGGCCAGCCATTTCCAGTTCGCGCTGGCGCTGCTGGAACACGTCTTCGATGTCTCCACCACCGGATGCAATGACGTCGGCCTGCGTGGTGAAACCACAGCGCACGGCTTCTTTGTAGGCGGCGATCTCTTTGACGGGATCAACCCACTGCCAGCCGCGGGGAATCCAGCGCACTGCGCGGTAGGCTTCAGGGTTCAGGTTGTAGCCTGGCATGACCAGTTCGCCCGACAGCTCGGCCAGGTCCAGCCATTCTTCGAACACCGGTTTGTGGAAATTCTCGATCAGCCAAGACTGCAGCACGCGCCAGTTGTCGCGGTCGTCCAGTAATGCCAGACGGCTGCTGCTGTAGTTGGTGTCGCTGTAGTCGCGGCTCAGCGTGGCGTAGCTCACGCCAATGCCGGCCGCCATCGAACGCAGCATGGCGCGCACGAACGGTTCGAACTGGCCACCTGGTCGGTTGGGCTTGCTCTCGGTGTATGTCTCACCAGGCTGCAGGCGCTCAATCTTTCCTGGTTCGAAGTTGGTCACAGCTTGGCCGGCTTCGGTGCCGTCCTGCAGTGTGTCTTCCTCTGGCGATTGAATGAAACCCATGCGGCAGGCTTCGGCGCGGGCCGCGATGACCTCGGCTTCGGTGTAGCCGCCAAGGTGGTGCATGCGCATGATCGCGCTGGCCAACCATGGCACGCCACGTGTCTGACCTGGGCGGTCCTGCTTGTATAGGTGGATGACCTCGTCGGCTGGGATGCGCTTGGTGGTGTTGTCCACCGCGCCGGCGCCGAACGGATAGTCGCCTGGGTGGTCGCGCTTGAAGTGGTACGCCACGGGGCGGCCCCAGCTGTTGCGCTCGACGCCCATGCGGATTTCGTTGCCGTTGCGGGCGATCTCGTTCAGCATTTCGTCCAGGCGGTCAGCCTCGATGATTTCCAGCGCCAGCGGTGTCTTGCTCTTGCCGAAGGTGGATTTGACCTTGCGCACGAACACTTCGCCGGATTCGGCAACGGCGTGCATGACTTGGCGCTCGATGTCGTTGAACGACAGCGTGCCACCAGTGTGGCAGTTGGTTTTGCGTTTCCAGTTTGCCCACGCAGCCTCGATGGCCGCGTTGGTCGCGTCGTCCATTTTGTTGCCGCGGCGCATCTTGACCGCTGCCTGCATGGTGATGCCTTGGCCCACCACGTTGTTGGTGATGACGCGCAGGGCGTTCTTTGCGTAGTCGTTGTTGCGTGCCAGGTCGCGTGCGCGTTCGCGCAGTTTCTTCAGGTCCTTGCGGATCTCCGCGTCCATGCTGGTGCTGCTGGTCACCCAGTCCGACACCAGACGGTTATACATGGCGCCTTCGAATGAACGGCGACGGGCAGGCTTCGGCTGCTCTTTGCGTTTGAACCAGTCACGAATTCCCATTATCGGCCCCCAAATCGTACATACACGGCGCGGCCGCTATCCAAACCCTGCGCCATGCGCTTGCGGCGCACCTCGCGGGCCACGTCAGCCTTCAGCTTTGTTTCCAGCGCGATCAGGTCTGCCATTGGCATTTTCTTCAGCGACCGGTTGCCGATGCTGTATTCCTGAACGCTGCCACCTGCGATGCGTGCGCGCATTTCGGCGCGGATAGCGTCCAGATCAATTTCAAATTGGCTGCGGCCGTCGTATGTGTTGCCACTTGCAGGGATGTTGGCCTGCGTTTCGATCTTGCCCGTGCCGATGGTGTAGCGTTCGGCGTCTTTCGTGACGACCATTTGCCACCAGTGGCCGTTCACATGCAGTGCTGCTGTCTGTGTCGCGGTGATCAGGAAGTTCCAACCACCAGCGCCGTCGGACGTGCCGGTGATGTTCAGCGCGTCGTTGCCCGTGGCATGGCGCAGCGAAAACGTCGCAACCCAGCCGGTTGCGCTGCTGTACTCAGGCGTGGCCGGCTCGTTCCACTTTACGGTGTCGCCGGCATAGATCAGTTGTGGGACGTTCATGGTTTACCAGCTCGTCATAAAGTTGTTTCGCGCTATTTTAGCCTGTCTGCGCCTATTCTGCGGTTCGATTGGCTTTTCGGCCTCTTGTTTTGGCGTGATATTCAGTGACTTTTCGAACTGGTCCCAGATCGTTCGGCGGTTGAAACGGGTGTAAAGCCACTGCAGCGCGGCGTAGCCGTAGACCAAAGTGTCCAGTGCTTCGTTGCGTGCGCCGGACTTTTTGACCCACTCGCGCACGGGAAAACCCTTGACGTATCGCGTCACCTGCTTTTCGGCCGTCAGCTGGTCGAAGTAGTCCCGCGGCAGCTCGGCATGGAAGTGCAGGAACCCAGGTCCAGGCTCGTTCAGCTTCAGCCGTGCGAACACCGTCGACTTGATCGTGTCCGTGCCGACTGGGTAGACCTCTGCACCAGACTTGATGGTGCGGCCCTTCCAGTTCAGATCCACCTTACTCGGCTTGCCGATGGGCTGTTTGCCGCGTTGTGATTGACCCTTGATGGCGAACACGTTGTGCGCCTTGCGGTCGCGTGCGTAGGCGTAGACCTCGCTGGTGAAGTGACCGCCACTGTCGATGGCCGTAGCCGCGATCTTGATGGGTTGCGCCAGCTCATGCGCCACCGGCTTCAGCACCACTTCGTCCAGCTGCGCCCACAGCTTCGGCTGCGACGGGTCGCCGTAGATCTCCATGTGGTCGATGATCCACGCTTCTTCGTCACGGCCCCAACCCCACAGCGACACGGCCAGCCGGTTGTCCTGCACGTCGACCGAACAGGTGACGGCCAGCACATGCGCCGGCGCCACGCATGGTGTGTAGAACTCGACGCGGTTTTTCAGATCGTCGGCGCCCAGCTTGGCGCTGTAGTCGTCTTCCCACGTTTCGCCCAGCACCGTGTTGACGAAGGTTTTAAGCAGCGACGGGTCGCCCTTGGCCTGCATGAACTCGGCCGCGATCTCGGACCACGACTTCCAGCCCAGCGGCGAATACAGCGAAGACAGGTGGAAACCCACCGTCTTGCCGTCACCAGGTGCGGTCGCGCGCCATTCGCCATTGGCCAGCATGTCGGCCTTGTGGCGTTCCTCTATCAGCGTTCCGCATTCCTCGCAGGCATAGGCTGCCGTGTGCGGGTCGTCGTTGTCCCACTTCAGGTTTCCCCACTTCAGCGGCTGCTTGTGGCCGCAGTGCGGGCAGGCCACGAAATACTTGCGCTGGTCGCTGCGCAAATATTCGCGCTCGATGCGCGACACGTCTTTGACGGTCGGCGTGCTGCACATGTAGACCTTGCGCCGTGCGAACGTGGTGGTGCGCTTTTCCGCCAGCTGTAAGGGACAACCCTCACCATCGACATCAATAGGCCACGCGTCCACTTCGTCCATAAACAGGTAGCGCACCGGCATCGACCGCAAGCCGGCCGCGCTGTTCGCGCCGCTGATGATCAGCACGCCGCCGTCGAACTCTTTGGTCATCATGCTGTTGGACGCGTCGCGGCTCGAATTGTTGGCGATGCGTTCGTGCAGGATCGGCGTTTCCTCAATCATGGGCGCCAGTCGCTGCTTGCTGAACCGCTTGGCCGTGTCGACCGTTGGCTGCACCAGCAGCATCGGACCAGGCGCGTGATGGATCACGAAGCCAAGCCAGTTGTTGCCAGTCTCTGACTTACCGACCTGTGCGCCAGCCATGAACACGATGCGCTGGGCTGGGCTGCTTGGCGACATTTCGTCCATGATTGTCTTTAGGTACGGCGTGCGCTCAGTGCGCCAGCGGCCAGGCTCGGCCGACGCTTTCTGTGACAGCATGCGGTGGTTGTCTGCCCACGTTGTCACCGTGTGGTCTGGGTCAGGTCGAAGACCGTCTGCAAATGATTGCCGGTAAACAGCCGCGCCATCGTTCAGCATAGAAAACCCCGCGACTGCATGAACTCGACTGGATCGCGTGCGTTTTTTGTCAGGTTACATGGCGCGCACAAAATCTGCAGATTTGATGGGTCGTTTGTGCCGCCCTTTGACAGCGGCTGAACATGGTCGACGTGATAGCCTTTTGGCAGCCTGCACCTGCAGACCGTGCATTTTCCCTGCTGCAAATCAAAAAGTTTTACGATGTCGCCAGCGGTGTACTCACCGCCAGCATTTCGCTTTCGTGACCGCCTTCTGGCTAATGCGGCCCTGTTAGCTTCTGGATTATTTGTCCGCCACTCGCGCAGCCGGCGCGCCAGTTCATCGCGGCCTATCTTTTCGTGGTGCTTACGCATAACAAGTCTGCGTTTTTCCTTGTTCTCATGCACCCACGCTTGCGAATTTTTATTCTTGCGTTCTCTGTTTTCCTGCTCCCAGGCTTTTGTCGCAGCACGGGCGCAGCTGATGCACCTAGACGAAACGCCAAGTTTTTTTGTGCTGTCTTTGTAGAAGTCAAAAAGTGGCTTTTCAACTTTGCAGCATGAACATGGTTTGGATTGCATCAGTCAAATTTCAGATCTTCAAGTGCGCGGCGGATCTCTTTGGTCAGCAGCTGATGCACTTTGAATTGGTTTGTCTCAGCGGCCAGCACGCCGGCCACACGGTCTGGCAGGTTCAGCAGTGCATCACGCACCTGCCTTGCTGCCTTGAATGCTTCGCGCTGAACCACGTCAGCTTCCACCAGCTTGCCTTCGCGCTGTTCCAGTTCCAGTTCAGCCAGGCGCATCTTGAACTTTTCGTGCTTGGCGCGGGCCTCTGCGTAGGTCATCGGCTCGTCTAAATCAGACGGCGCCGGCTCGTCCACGGGTTTGTTCTTTGCGTGCGCCAGTGATCCGGTGCCGCTGTTCGTGTTCGCGGCCCACTCTTTGTCGGCCAGCTCGACGTCCACCAGCATTCGGCCGGACGGCTGCTTCGTCACGGACGTGACCAGACGGCCCTTTTCGATTGCGTCGAAGACGGCCTGCGGGCTGACTTTTCTGTGTTTAGCGTATGCGGTTGGGGCAACAGTAGGCATTTAGGGTTCAAGTAGTAATGTTAGCGTCCACTAACTAAAGATCGCGCGGGGGAATGACC